TTTGTGCAGCAACAATACCAATATTTGCTGTAGCACCCGCTACTGTAGAAATATTATTTGTAGGAGAAATTTGTCCTGCAACACTTGAAATGTTTGCAATGTTTACAGCATCTCCTACAGTTTGAATAACTGCTATATTATTTGATACTGTATCAATCTCAGATACAGCTTCATTTAAATCATCAGCTACAGTTTCTACTTCTGATATAGCTTCATTAAGATCGTTAGCTACTGTTATTACATCAGCAATATTTGTTGATACCGTATTGATTGAAGCAATATTTGTAGCCACAACACCAATATCACTTGCATCATTTGCAACTGCTGTAACATCAGCAGCTATATTACTAACAGCAGTTACATCACCAGCTATTGCTGCAATTGTTGTAATATCAGTTATATCTTGAGCAAACTCTAATCCTGTACCTGCACTATTAACAGATAAAACTTTATTAGCTGTTAAGTTAGGAAATGTAATATCATAAGTGTTTGCTGTTGTTGCTGCAGCTTTAGGAGAAAATTTTAAATCTCTTTCTAGCTGTTGACACATAGCTATAATTTTATCTAATTCATCATTTAATGAATTAATTTGAAATGCACCAGATGTTGGAAAGTCAGTAGATCTAGCAATTGCTAAATCTCTGTAAATAGTAATTACATCATTAAGAGTAGCCCCACTCCCCCCTAATGTAATTGATCCACCACCAGAAACTCCTGCTCCAGATACCGAATATTGAGAAGCACTTGATGGTGATGCGTTATAACTTAATAATGTAGTTCCATTATAAACTTTAATATCCGCATTTGTAAAAAATTCAAATGGTACAGAAAAACTTGTTTGACCTGAAGTAGCAGTATATTGTACTCTTGGTTCTGTATCTGAAATAGTAATAGCCATTAATATAATCCTTTTTGAATATCGTCAAATAACCAGTCTAAATACCATACATTCTGCAAAGGTATTAACCTACGCACATTTTTTGCAGTGTGATGGTTATATTGATTTCCTCCAACATCATACAAGATGTCAAATATATTATAAATTTGTCCTCCTGTTGGCCCACCAATTGTTCCAGCTTTCCATCTATTTGAAGATCCAAATGGTTTATCTTCTCCCAACATTGGCCCAATACCAAATCTGTTGTCAGTTAAAGTTTCTATAGCTTTATTAATATCTGTATAAATACCTGCTAAACCAGATCTATCAAAAGCATTAAGTAATTTAGTTGTAAATGGTATTTTTGAATAATCTCTACCAAATCTATATTCAGTATAAATTTTATCTATTAACATACCAGATCCCATTAATAACATAGAACCAAATAAAAAATCTAAATCTTTTTCTTGCATACCTCTCATTAACATTCTTTGAGTAGCTGACATTGCAAATTTTTTAAATTGAGCAAATGTTGAACCTAATTCAGTACTCATCCATAATGGAGTATCTCCTAATCCTGGAGTAACAATAGTTATATTTATATCTTTATTTAAAGCTGTACCAAAAGCATCTACTGCTGCTTCATCTTCCCATTTAGCAGTATTTGCCATAAAATTATGTTTAGTTTTTTCACCATGTTTTTCAAATTGTGTAGCTATTCTTCTAGCCATATCTTGATCAATACCAGAAGATGATAATGCAGTTTTCCATTTATCTGTTAAAGAACCTTTAGTCCATTTAATAGAGTCTTCAATTATTCTAGAACCAATAGTAACAGATGCCATTGATTTAGCCATTTCTGTCCATCTAGACATAAGATTAATATACATAAAATTAAAAGCTGATGCTTTACCTATACCACTTTCTAATTTAGATGCTAAACCAAACATATCTCCAACATCAGCAAATAACATAGCTCTTTGTCCAGTTACCATATCAACTGCTTCACCAAAAGATTGAGCTTCTTTTTTTCCCATTTTAAATATAGTACCACCATCTAAAAAATCAGAAAACATATCAAATTGAGTTTTAAATCCACGTTTAATTCCAGAAGTCATAATAGTTCTAGCAACATCTGGTATTGCTGCTGCAAATCCAGTTAACATAGTTAATGCATTATAATGTTTCATAGTTCTCATTGCTACCGAAGACCATGCATGAGGATTGCTAGGTAATCCATATGTACCTCTGATTAATTCAATAGAAGCCTCTAAATCAGATAAAACTTGATCTCTTTCTTTAAAGATTGGTTTTCTTTTTTCTTTTAATGTATTTCTAATCCAATCAGCTCTAGCTTTACCAGTAAGATTTTTAGGAGGTGTAACTGATATACTTTGAGCTTTAGCATTAAACTCATTAGCAACCGTCATTAATCCTGGATTAAAACCTGACATTTCACCATCTTCAATAAACTTAATTCCTAATCCGTTTGGATCTCCATATTTTCTTGTAAGAAGAATATCTGGTATTATTTGTCTTGCATAAGTTTTTTGTAAAGCAAATATATCACTCATAATAAAACCACCATCAAGTAATTCTATTTGAGCTTGTTTATCTAAGTTTAATTCTCTAGCTCTTACAGCTCTAGCATATCTTGGTCTATTAAATGCATATCTTTCTGTAAGATCACCAATAGTTTTTTCAAATCTAACAAAAGGAAAATGTCCAGATAAATCTTTAACTAATTGATTTAATTTTGATTCATTAATTAATACACCAGCTCTTTGATAATGTCCTTTAATAATTTCTTTAAATCTAGCTGGATTTTTTTCTATAGCATTTTTAACATAAATAATATTAATATAATCATTAACACCTCTAGTTTTAACATTTTTTAATCTTTGATTTAATTCATCAATAGTTTTTTCTATTCTAGAAATATTATATGTTTCAGAAATACCATCAACTTTAGAAGTATATGTTTTTGACATTTCTCCTTTTTTTCTCATTGATTTTAATTGAGATTCCCAAAATCTTAATTCAGAAATAATAGGCATTTCTCTAATTTTTAATTGTTGAATTTGTTCAAACAATGGGCCATATACATGTTTTTGTGTATGTCTAGCAGCAGAAGAAACTTCTGGTACATCATGTGAAAATCCATTTAATCTAGCTTTAGTTACTTCATGACTAAATTGATCTAATGATAATCTATCTTTAACACCAGATTTAGTATTTTGAGTTAATTTATTATGTAATGCTAAACCTAAATTAGTACTTGGAACTTTATTACTTCCTTGTACTCTTTTAATATAATTAATATATTCATCTTTAACTAATTTATGAGATTCAATTTCACCAACTCTCATCATACGCATATCAGTTTCAATTGATTTACCACTAGCTTGAAATCCCCATTCTTTAGTATTTTTAAGTTTTAATAAAGGAGTATCTAAAAGATCACTCATAATATTTTTAGCAGTTAAAGAAGTTTTTTGTTTAATAACTCTAAATACTGGAGTCCATGGCCCTTCTTCTCCAAAAATATTTAAATTAGATTTAATAAAATCTTCTCCTTCCATTTTTTGTTTAATATTAAATTTTTTTGAACGAGTAGGTATTACATTATATTCATCTATAATTTCTTTACTTAAAACCATATTATCTTTTTGAGTAGCAGAAACTTTAGATCCTTCGTCTAATTTAATAACATAATTATCATTTAAATTTCCTAATTTTGTATTAGTTTTATTAAAACCAACTATAGTTCCAGTATCACCTTTGCTATTAATAATTACTTTATCTCCTTTATTAAAAATTGTTCCAGAAGGGGCTTTTGCAGCTCCTACTGTACTTGGTGTAGGATCTGTTTTATTAGGATTAACAAATGTACCATCAATAGCAATATCTGTATCTTTAACAGTTTGATTTCCAATCCATTTATCATCTAATTCTTTTAAATTTTTTTGAACGCCAAAAGGAACTTTGTTTGAAAGTTTATTTAATAAATAAGGAACAGTGTAACCCCATGCTCCAACTATTGGAATTAAAGAATCATCTCTAAAAGGATCAATACTTTGTTTTGTTAATTCTTCTCCTAACATAGCAGTACCAGCAATTTTTGCTGATTGACCAAATTTAGTAAAAAATAAATAACTTGAAGGATCTAATATAGCACCAGTTAATCTACCTAACATATACCAAGGACTTTCTTTATTAACTTCATTATATTTTTTTAATTTATTTAAAATAGCAGAACTTTCAGCTTGACTTTGACTAAAATAAAAATGATGCATTAATGATTCGTAACCATTTAATTGTGGATCACTTGCAGGATTATAATTTTCTTCTGGTACAAAATCAGAAGAATTAAGTAAATGTCTTGTTGCTATTACAGATAAATTTTCTTCTTTAAAGCCATCCCACCATCCTGTTATACTGTAACTTTTAGCTTCTTTTTTTGGAGGTATTATAGTACTACGATTAATTGGTGTTATAAATTCCATTATTGTAATTTACCATCAAAAGATCTAATACCCATTGAATATCCTTCATGAATTATTTGAAGTGCAATTTCAGGAATAAATTTAGAATTAAAATTTTCTTTTCCAGTTTCATGTTGAGCTATAAAATATAATAATTTAACCATTTGGTTTGTATTTAATAAATCTATTACAGTATCTCTACTTAAAACTGGATGACTATCTAATGCATTCATATAAGATTGCATATTAGTAGCATATTTTGTACCTTTTAACATTTGTTCTATTGTAGGTGTAGATGAATAAACACTAGGAATTTTTTCTTTATTAATAGCATCAGTTAATGATGAATGATTTAAAAATAATCTAGTCATTGCTCTAATACTATGTTTAGGATGAGCAAATACAGCAAAATTTCTTCCATCTGTTTTATAATTTACATCTAATTCACCATCCCATTTATCTGAAGATATAGCTCCCCAATTATTTGTTCTTAATGTTAATGGTTGTAAATTTCCTTCATCATCTATTTGTTTATTATAATTATTTTTAACCCAATGTTTAAACATTATTTCAGCATTTGCATTTGTTTGTGTTAATTTCCAAGGTGGAAAACGAGCTTCTAAAACTTTTTCTGTATCAGATAAATCTTGACTATTGTTAATTTGTTCATCTACTGTTAAAGCATCATTTGCTTTTTTAGAAGCAATTCTTAAATCAGTTTCGATTTCTCTAAAATCTCCTTTAAAACCCATTACTTTTGCTAACCATCCAAAAGGTCTAATATCAGTTGCTAGTGTTTCAACATCACCAAAAAATCTTGTTTTAACATCTATAGATGGATGAAATCTAAAATCACTTAATGATACACCATTTCTAATTATTGAATGTAATTTTTTTTTAAACCAAGAATTTTTATTATATTTTTTACTATCTTTAAATGCATTTGGATTCATAGTAGATACATCAGACCAATCAAAAGCATTTTCTAAATTTTGAAACCAATCTGTTTTAACCCAATCTTCATAAATTTCATTTGTAATTTCATTAACTAATTGATTTTTACTTCCATAAATTCCTTCATTATATTTAATATTCATATCACCAATTGGTTTAAAATTATCTTCAAATGTAATACTTAAACCTGATTTTTGATCGTGTATTTCAAATGAATAAGCTGTTTTTTTTTCATCTGTATTAAATGGTTGTGGTTCAATTACAATTTTTATATCTCCATTAGGATTAGCAAAATATTCATTTAATAAACTATTAACATCTTCCCAATTTGATGTTCCAAATTTTATCATATTTTCTTGAGGAGAATTACCTGCAAATTGAGATTTAGCAAAAGCATACATATCATCGTGTCTAGGATTTTCATTATTAGTTAACCAATATGGTTGTTTAATTAATTCTGGTTGTCCACTTCTAGTAAATTCATTAATACCATATCCTAATTCTTTTATTTTATGAGTCATTTTTACCCAAGCTATATTAACTAATTTATTACTTTTTACATCTGTAATTTCAGGAATTGAATTACCTTGGGTTAAAGCTGCCATATTTTCTGCAAATATTTTTTGCATATCATTTTTTGCATTTTGGGGAATTAATTTAGCTTCATCATAAGCAAACCAAGTAGTTTGATCAGAACTTCTAAACATATGTTTATGTAATTCATCTCTTTTATCTTTAAATAAATTAGGAATTATATTAGTAGTTTCAACTTTATATTGTAAAAGTTTATCAAAAGTATTATTAAAATTTGGATTTAATAATAAACTATTTTTTCTATTTTCATAATTTTCATTATCTTTTCTAATTGAATTAATTTTTACACTAGCAGTTTCATAGTCTTTAATAGCAATATCTTCTAATATACCATTGTCTATAGATTTTTGAAATAAATCATTAAACTCTCCTTGAGGATAAAATTTATTTGCATATTGATAAACAAATAATTGATTATTATAATGTTCTAATGAACCAGGTGTAGATAAATCAGCTGCAGGATTTATTGTTAAAAATTCTTGTAAACCAGGTGGAAATACATCTTGTTTTGATAAAAGATTAAATGCTGTTGTTAAACTATTAGCATTTGCATTTTTATATTGTACATTATTAATTCCTTCATTTTTTAACATTGTAGTAGCAAATTTATTTGGATCAACATTATAATCTTGAAAAACAATTTGTTCATCTGGTTTTTGATTAAATTCAGAAATTAAAGATTGTATTCTATTATTTTCTTCTACAATATTTATTAGTTCTTTAAAATCTGCAGAACCATAATCTATATTTAATTGATCTGCCAAATCTAATACTTCAACATTTCCACTTTTAAATTGTTCTTCACTAAGAACATTTCCATATTCTTTTAAACCATTAAAATCTATATTAGGTTTTTTTAATTTACCTATAATTTTTTCTTTACTAAATGCTTCATATTTATTTTGAATATTATTTATAATTCTTTTTCTGTCATCATCATCTTTAATTAATTTATTTACAATTTTTGTTACTGGATTATTAGGATCTAATTCAACATTATAATCATCATTACCATTAGCAAAATTATATAACCAATGTCTTGCTCCTCTATCATTACCATTATTATCTAATAACTTCATAATATTAAATCCTCTTGAAACTATTAAAGCTTCAACATTTTCTTCTACATTATTAATGTGATCTTTATCTGTAATTTTTCCTAAATTAACTAAATTTACTAAATCTTCATGAGCTAACTCATTTATTTCTTTCATGTTATTTAAATATTTTCCATTAATATTGGTTGTTCCAAATTCAACATTTTCTTCATTAAATAAACTTATTGCAAAATCAGATTCAGCTTTCCATTTATTCCAATTAGTTTCTCTATTTGCAAAAATTTTATTATTAGAAATTTCTCTAAAATTTTTAGATGCTGATAAAATAGAATTTTGACTTAATGCAGATAGCATTGCATTAGCTTGTATTTTATATGCTGCAGGTGTATTATCTAATAAAGTTTTAGAATATGTATCAACTGCTGCTTTCATTCCATTAGGATCATTTTCAAAATTAATTCTAAATTTTTCAAATTGATCTCTTGTTTTAATTTGAAAATCTTGAAAATAATTTGCTGCTGCAGTTTGTTCTGCTTCATTTTGCAATCTATTTAATGTAGGTTTAAAAGCATCTACAGCAATTCCTAAATAACTAGATGTAGGTACATATGGTATACTTCCAGGAGATTGTATTTTATATTGTGCTTTATCTTTTTTTAATGCCATTATTTTCCTTCGTATAAATCTTTTTTAGCTTTATATTCTACACCTGAACTAACTATAGTTGCCCATCCACCAAATTGTTCTTTACGTCTTTGAGATGCAGCTATATCTTGTGCATAACCAATATCTCCAACTTGTGTTCCAACATTTAATCTTATTGTTGCAATATCTTTTTCAAATGTTTTTGTTACATCTTCTTGAATATTTAAAAAAGATCTACTATCCATAGAAAAACCAGAACCAGCTTGAGTTGCTTTATTAGAAGCAATTGTTGCTAAATAAGTTTCACGTCTATCTGCTGCTTCTTGATCAGCAATATCTTTTGCAGCTTTTTTTTGAGCTTCATATCTTTGTTGTTCTATTTCTGCCTGTTTTCTAGATTCTTTAATATCGTAAACTGCTTTAGCTGCAGATACAACAAACATTGTGACTGGATCAGCACTCATGCAAAAACTACCTCCACTGACATTCCCAAGATTTTAATTGGTAAAGGATCATCTTGGCTTATTGTTACTGTTGGACTTTTACTATAACCTAAAAAGAAAAATTCTTTTTTATCTGTAACTGGTGTGAGGTCAGAGCCACCTTGAAAATTAACTTGTTGAATAACTAATGCTTTAGAGGTGCTGTCTGCAGCTTTAATAGTCATATCAAGGGTAGAGTTAATGTCCACAATGGCTCTTGAAATTCTTCTTGGTAACCCAGTTAATGGGCCTTCTGGTAATTCTTTATCAATTGGCATAGTTTCAATTATTGGAATATAGTTAAATCCTATTTTAAGTCCAGTAGCTTTTGGTGCATTTGTTAAAGTTATTTGATCTAAACCAGATACTGTAAATGAACCAATTGAACTATTGCCATCTACAATATTAACAGATTCATTTGTATAAATACCATTAACATTATGTAAAAATCCTTTTACTAAAGTAATTATAGCATTATCTGCAGGTGTTAATACTAATGATTCATTTAAATTTAAAGTATATGAACCTGCACCATTATTTGTTACAGATTGAATTATATATTCTGTAGTATCTCCAGCAATTGTAAATGTTTCGTTAATTTGTGGATCAGATGTAAATCCATCTACTACTAATACAGAACCAGTTTGACTTCCACCTTGTACTAAAGGTGTTCCTCTTTGGTTTAATGTAGATAAAGTTTGACAATCTAATGTTTCACTATCATCATCTGCAAATTTTTCTAATGTATAAACTGTTGCTCCATTTAAAACTCTTTTCATAATAACAATTAAATTTTCATTTAAAGCTGTAATAGATTGAAAATAATCATTAGCTCTTGTAGACCATTGAACCCAACCTGCAATTTTTTCATCTCTTACAGAATGAAATATAGATAATGTTCCAGGATATGTAGTACCATTATTTAAAAAAAAAGCATATTGTTCAGGTCTTGTGTTATTACCTTTCATAATAGCAATTTCTTTTGGGCTATCAATTAAATGTTGAGCAAGTATAGATACAGCAGTAGATTTATATCCATCTTCTAAATCAGAATAAACAAATTCTCTTACAGCTTTACCATTTTTTTGTACAAAGCCTGTAGCTTGGTCAAACATATGTGGTGCTGTTCTAGAAATACCATAAGGTGTTTGTCTTAATACACTTATATTAGCAGGAGTAATTGTATTATCAGTATTATCTGGAATATAATATTCTCCACCATCAGTAAACACTTGTAAATCTTTTCCAGATAACATATGTCTAATTTCGTTAACTGCATTACCTGTTATATCAGAATCTATTGCTTCCGAATCTAATCCAGTACCAATATTAAAATTGAAATAATCTCCAATATGAGATGCAAGTATTCCAGCAGGTCTAGATTTTAATCCACCTAACCACAATCTATTATGATGAAATGTAACTGCTTGAGGAAAACCTCTTGCATTAGAAATAGTTTCTTCTTTCCAATTAAGATGAGGGCCAGTTCCACCAACTATTGTTTCAATTACAGTTACAGTTACTTCTGTTGGACTTGTATATCCAGTAATTTTAACTTGAGATCCATCTATAGTTAAATAATGTCCAACATAATTAGAAGTAAAAAATGCAGTAGAAGATGTAACAGTTCTACCTGTTCCTGTTGCTGCTGTACTAATTGTTAATTCTGAAAGAGCATCTTCGTATTTATAAAATGGTGCATTTATTTTATATGCTCCAGAAACAACAATATCTTCATCTATTTTAAATGCAAATTCTCTTACAATAAAAGATGATGCCGATTCTCTGTATATTTCTCTAATACGATTATTTCTATTTGTTATAAAAATAGTATCACCAAATTGAGCAAAGTTTAATTCAAACAATTGAGCTGTAGTCCAATTACAATTAGTTGTATAATTACTTGTTATTGCTGTACCATTTATATTATAAACATCCATTCTTTGATTAGATAAAACAATAATAGCTATTTCATCATCAGAAAATACAAATGGTATAATTCTAGATTCAGCAGGTAATGTTGCAAGATAAGAAGTACCTGGTCTTCTCATTAAACCACCTTCAGCTAATAATGCAAAATTTCTACATTGTTTAGCACCTTGAAAATAAGATGGTACATCAGTTCTAGTTGCTAATAATGGATTAAGTTCTCCAGACGAAAAATTTGTTATAACAGTTTTTAATGTTCTTCCCATTATACATCCGTTCTAGTAGATCTTCTAAGATTTATAAATCTATTTGTATCTAAAACTTTTGTAGTTGTTTCTTGAGCATCAATATTTTTAGCTATTAAAAATTGTCTTTCTGCTAATTCTTTAAATTGTCTAATCATTGCAGAATCTCTTGCAACAGATCCAGCAAATATAGAAGCTAATTCATATTCTAAAGCCAATACAAAATGTGGTGGAAAATATGCTTCATCTACTTTGTAAATATAATCCATAACTAATGTATTATTAGAACCATATCCATTAACATAAATATAATCTTTGTATCTTGAATAAGGAATTACAATATCATTAACTGTAATTGTATTAATTTGCAAAACTTCTGGATTAGTTGGTATTTGATAACCATAATCATATCTTCCAGTAGGAGCTGCTGCTAATAATGAAAGTGTTTGTTGTGTTGTTGAAAATCTCCATCTGCATCTTGTAAGTGCAGCTTTTGTAATATCTTCGTAAATGTTACTGGCAACTAATGCTTCTGTGCTTCCATCAGAAAAAGATGTAATAGGTTGTGCACCTATCATTACTAATGCTCTAGCACATATATCTATATTTGTTGTTGCCATAATTTATAAAAAAAAAGATCTAGGGGGATTGCTCCCCCTAAATCGAATTAGCTTTATGCTAATTTTGCAGTTATTACAGTAGTCGCACCACTTGCTGATGTAACAGTAAGTAGATCTGCTTCTGGAGTTCCACCGATTCCGATAGAACAAAGAATTAAATCACCTTGTTTCAATTCAGCATATGCGCTGTTAAAGTAACCACTTGCAGCTACAGTTGCGATAGCATCTCCGTCAGTGTAAAACCAAAGAGAGTTACCACCCATCTGAGCTACCTTTTTGATTGGATTATCAGTTGCGTAAGCCATATTATATTCTCCTTAGTTATTACTCTGCACAC